GTAGCTGATAATGATAGATTTAATGACACAGCACCAACAAGTAGTGTTTTTAGTGTTAATGCAGGTTCATCTACAGTAAATAAAAGTTCTAATACTTATGTAGCTTATGTGTTCGCAGAAAAGCAAGGCTACTCACGATTCTCTAAATATGTTGGTAATGGTAATACAAATGGTCCATACATCTACTTAGGATACCGACCTAATTTTATAATGTTAAAGGAAATTGGAAACTCAAATAGTTGGTGGATGTTTGATACAAAAAGAGACCCTATTAATTCTGCTGATGCAAGACTAGCGGCTAATACTGCTGATGCAGAGGCTACAGGCAGTTTTACAAATGTAATAGATTTTTTATCAAATGGATTTAAGTTGAGAAACTCAGACTCAGCTTGGAACAGAGATGGTGGAACTTATATTTTTATGTCTTTTGCAGAAAATCCGTTTGTAACTTCAACAGGTATTCCAACAACAGCAAGATAGTCAATAAACAATTTATGAGGTAATATAAAATCATGTGGGCATTAGTAGAAGATAGTAAAATAAGTAAGGTTTATAACAAACCTATACAATTAACCATAGGAGATATTAAATATCCTAGTAATATTCATAACCTTTGGTCAGAGGCACAGTTAAAAGCTATAGGTGTTTATATAGTAATTGAAGATAACTCTAATTTTAAAAATAAAGAATACTATATTAATACCAATCAAACTTTTAACTTTGCTAGTGATAAAGTAACAGCTAGTTATGGAACAGCTACAGCAAGAGCATTAAATGATTCAACCGACTCTGAAACTGGAATATTAGCTAGAGGTTTAAAATATAATCATTCACAAAAAATAGATAATGAAGCCTATGGTTTATTACAACCTAGTGATTGGATGGTAGTCAAAGCTAATGAAACAAGTGGTACAGTTGCAAGTGATTGGACTACTTATAGAGCAGGAGTTAGAACAGCAGCTAATGATATGAAAACTAAAATAAATGCAGTATCAGATGTGGATGCTCTAGCAGCTTTATATGTTTACAATGATGCTGATCCACCAGTTAGACCATTAGGCGAGTTTCCAACACCACCAACATCATAGGAGTAAATTATGGTATATATGTTAGATTTAATTTTAAAACTTATTCAGATTGTGCCTTGGGTTATATCTGCTGCATCTTTAATAGCAGCGATAACACCTACACCAAAAGACGACATTTGGATTGGTAAAGTTTATAAACTATTAGACTGGTGTGCAATAAACATAGGTAAGGCGAAAGACAAATGAGTTGGTGGAAAAAAGTAGTAGATTATTGGACTGGTACTGAAGAAAAGAAAGTTCGTGCTAGAAATAAAAAAGGTAGATATGTAGCAGATGATCCTAATACACCTGATATAGATGAAGCTTATACAACAGTTAGAGTCAAAAAAGGTAAAAAAAATAAATGATATCAGCTATAAAAAAAATAGAATCACATGAAAAAGAATGTGCTATAAGATATGAAAATATAGAAAAAAGATTAGATCAAGGTCAAGCTAGATTTATAAGACTAGAGAATATGATTTGGGGTCTTTATCTTTTAATGATAACTTCTAGCATAGGTTTATTGAGTCAGTTAATATGAGTAGAGCAAAAAAAACAATTAATAAGGTAGTAAAAGCTTTAAATAAAGCTAGTAAATCTCATGCTGGACAGGCAAAGACCTTGAGTGCAATTAAGTTAAAAAAAGGTGGTAAAGCAAAAAGCAGAGTTAATGAGGCAGGTAATTATACAAAACCTACCATGCGTAAAAGATTATTTAATCGTATTAAAGCTGGTGGTAAAGGTGGTAAGCCGGGTCAATGGTCTGCAAGAAAAGCACAGATGTTAGCTAAAGCTTATAAAAAAGCAGGTGGTGGATACAAGTAAAATGTATCCTGTTTACAATAAATTTTATTATAAACCTTTGCCAACTTGTATTGAGGTAAGACAAAGTTCCATAGAGGGACTTGGTTTATTTGCTATAAATGACATTGATAAAGATTTTGATCTTGGTATGTCTCATATAAAAGTTCCGATAATTTGTGGTTATATTAGAACTCCTATAGGTGGTTTTTTAAATCATTCTAAAGATTATAATTGTGAATTATGTTTAGAGTTAGATTGGGACGATTATAAAACTTTTAATGTATATACAACAAAAAAAATTAAATCAGGAGAAGAATTAACATTAAATTATCATATAGATGATTTGATATACGAAGATTAAATTATGTCATATCTTATAAGCAATATGCCTCACTTCAAGTGTTGGGTAAGAAAAGAATTTACACATAATCATGAAAAGTATCACGGAGAATATTTACACGCTTTAGCTATAGCAGTAAATACAATACCTGATAGGTCTTTATCTTTTCAAGTAGTATTTACAGGTTGTGAACAAGATTTATATGATGAACCAATACCTAATATTCATGGTGGTGCTATGTGGGCTCGTATGCCAATTCAAGCTTTAGTTGCTGATATTGTTTTGGATAAATTTCCTAAATCAATGGAAAATCATTTAGTTCAGCCTTGGGACTGTGAATCAAGAGATCACTCAATAGTAACTTTAGAAAGAACTAGTTCTTCGCCATGGATAGCTAAAATAGATGGTGATTTTTATCAAGCAAAATATTTATTTACAGTTGATTATACTAATCATGAAATTGCAGATTGTCCGGCACAACATAAACAAAGTCATGTTATGTATATAACTGAAGATTGTGATTGGAAAGGCAACATAGTTGCTTTACCAAATAATAGAGTAAGAGTTACTAATCCTGCTTTATGGGTTACTGGTGAGGGTGCACCTGACTTTAAACCATCACAATATTTACATTCTGCTGAAGAACATGAAAGTTATATGGACCCTGAAATAACATTTAATAATTTATACGAAGAATAATGCCTTTAAAAAAATCACAAAGAAGTTTAAAAAAATGGACTGGTCAAAAATGGACTACTGCTAGTGGTAAAAAATCATCTGAAACAGGTGAAGTATATGCACCAAAAGCACAAATAGACAGACTTAAATCTACAGCAAAAGGTAGAAAAAAATTAGCAGCAGCAAACAGAAAAAAAAGAGCAGCAACTAGAGCAGGTAAACAACACGCAAGACATGGTTTACATAAAGGTAAAAAACGATAATGTATGAATATAATTGTTCAGTTGATAAAGTTGTTGATGGCGATACAGTAGATGTTACTATTGATTTGGGTTTTAAAATATTTCATAAATCAAGAGTAAGAATGTTTGGTATTGATTGTCCTGAGTCAAGAACAAGAAACCTAGATGAAAAAGCAAGAGGATTATTAGCCAAAAGCTTTCTTAAAGAATCTATAGATAAATCTAAAAAAATTATTATTAGAACTCAAAAAGATTCTAAAGGTAAATATGGCAGAGTTTTAGGTGAGTTAATAATAGATGATATAAATATTAACAAGTTAATGGTTAAAAAATATTTAGCTGTAGCTTATACCGGACAAAGTAAAGATGATATTGAATCAGAACATATTAAGAATAAACAAAAACTTTTAGAGTTAGGAGTATATACAGAAATATATAATGGACGATCATAGAAACAGATTTTCAGGGGACATGGATAGAAATGAAGTGGAAATGGACTTAAGTAAGTTCATGGCTATGATCGAAGAAATATCACAATTAAAAGATAAAATTAGAGATTTAGAAGATGATGAAAGAGTAAATCCGCATCAAAGATGGATACATTTAGCTAAAGCTATAGACTCATGGAGAATATTTCCTAGAGTATTTGTAGGTGTTTATATCTTTCTTTTATATGAAGTTGTCATGTGGTTTATGCAGTTGCCTGAGCCTAACTTAGAACAATCAGCTTTAGTTTCTATAGTTGTGGGTGCTATGGCAGCAGTCTTTGGAATATACGCAGGAACATCAGGACAAAGTAAAAAATTTAAAGGTGAAGATTAATGAACGATAAAGAACAACGCAGACATGATAATATTATTGTGTGGTGTTTTTTTATGTTTTGGATAGTATTTTTAGCAGGTTTTAGTTCTGTTGCCAGTTCTCAATCCACGCAACAAACTGGTACAGCTTGTGATAATGGTACGCAATACTGTGAAAACAATAACCTCTACACAACTAATGAAACAACTACAAATAATACAAATACAAATAGCAATACAAATGTAAATACGAATACCACAACCACAAACAATACAAATAGTTCTGTAAATCAAAATACAAATGTAAATACTTCTTCTGCGACTAACACAAATATTTCAACGAATACGAATGTAAATACGAATGTTAATACGACAAGTTCGACTGCTACATCAAATAATACTAATACTAATGTAAATACTTCAACTAGCACATCTAATGTTAATTCTTCGGTAAATCAAGTAGTTAGCAATACAAATGTAAATACATCAACTAGCACATCAGATAACACAAATACTAATATAAATCAGTCAACATCTGAATCTAATGTACAAACTAATAATGTGAACCAAAATAATAATAATACAGTTAGTAATAATACAAATCGTAATATTAATCAATCAAGTAGCACTCAAACCATTAGGCAAGAGATTAAAAGTGAAGCACCACCAGCTAGTGCTATTGCACCATCTATAATGTCATATTCACAAGATTTATGTACTACAGGTGTATCAGGTGCTTTTCAAGGACAAGTATTTGGTTTAAGTGGTGGTAAGTCTGTTAGAGATATGAATTGTGAAAGATTAAAATTGAGTAAATATTTATTTGATATGGGAATGAAAGTAGCAGCCATATCCTTACTAGCCCAAGATGAAAGAGTGTTTAAAGCTATGTGGGAAGCTGGTACACCAGCACCATACGAGGGTAAAATAGGTGAGGAAGCAAAAGCATTATGGTTAAAAAATCCACAAAAAAGACCTGATAAAGAAAGTTTTGAAAAAGAGTTTGTAGATTCTTGTACACAAGAAAACAATCCTAATAGAGATAGAATCAAAGCTGATGTTGTTGGTTTGATAAGTAAAGTAGTTGTTAATAAGAAAAAATCAAAAGCACAATGCAAAAAAGAACTTTATGGTGGGTAATATGTTTGTGCCTAAATATTCAGGCACAATATATATACGAGGCAAATCAAGACCTTTATCAATTACAAAAAAATGCAAATAACTTTGAAGGTGAGTTAGCTTATTCAGTAGGCGATGATCAACTTTCAACAAATATAAACCTTACATTTAACTTTAACTTTTATGGACAGACTTTTGATTCTGCTCGTATGGCAACTAATGGTTGTTTACACTTTGGGTTAGGCACAGGTAATATTAATTATAATAATTATTGTGGGGACTACACTCCTGATCCTATAGGCTCTCAATATACATACACCATGTTCCCCTTTTGGACTGACCTTATAAGAGATAGCAACTCTCGTATGAAGTCTTGGGGCGATAATACTAAGATGATATTTGGTTGGTATGACATGAGAGAGTATAACCGCAACTCTGATAATAGTTTTGAAGTAATACTTTATCCAAATAATACTTTCGAGTATAGATATGATGAATTAGATATTATTAATCACGATGTAATTATTGGCGAAGTAGGTGCTAATTCTACACAAGTTTATCAATATTTATTTCATGACGAATGTAATACAGGCACAACAAATAGTAGTGCTTGTGTAAATACAAACTGGAATAATACATCTTCTAATACTTTGCTTGAGGGTGGTGGTAGTTTATACGGAGTAGGTAGCGGTAATGGTATTGATTGTTCTGATCCTTTAAATAACAGCAGTTGTGCAGGATATGCAGATGCTTTTTTAAATCAACAATGCAATATAAGTCAGCTTTATAGTCAATCATGCCCTAACTATTGGGAAGCTTATGATAGGCAACAATGTGATGAAGACCCTCAATACGCACCATTTTGTGCTGGATATAGACAAGAAGAATCAGTAGCTTTCTTTAATGAAGAGTCTGTTAATTATGGTTTTATAGACGAACAAGAACAATTTGCCACAGGCATATTTGTAGAAGAACATCAAGGTGATAGGCATGAACCTGAGTTTACTGTTATAGAGGTATTTGAAGAAGAAATGTTTCCACCTTTTGAAGATTTTCATCATGATGAAATACATGAATATTTTGATCATGATGCAGAAGAATTGATAATATTTTTTGAACCTGAACCTATACCTTTTATAGATGATTTTCATAGACATGATGATTTTTTGCCTCAAGAAGATATATTTGTAGAACAATTTATTTTGCAAGAAACTTTATTTGTAGAAGATTTTACAGAACCTGAAAACTTTTTAGTTATTAATACTATAGAAGAACTTGATGAATGGTATGAAGAAGAAAGAAGAGAACATCAAGATAATCATAGAGAAGAAAGAGTAGTAGATAATGATGAACCTCAAGAAGAATTTAGAGAAGAAATATTTGAAGAAGAGGCAGTAGAAGATGTATTTGAAGACTTAGAAGAGGTCTTTGAAGAACTAGAAGAAGAAATATTAGTAGAAGAAGATATACAAGATATAGAAGATGAATTAATAGAAGAAATAGAAGTTATAGAAAATGAGTCTCCTACTGGTAATAAAAAGCTTAGGGTTGTAGCACTTAATGTTATAAGCAAAGCTTTACAAACTGCATCATCTAGTGTGAATACAGGATCATTAAGTAGTCAATCTTTAGCCTCAGGCAATAATAGTAGTTTGAATATTTCTAATCAAAATTCTACATCTTCATCTAGTGGTGGTATTAGCACATCAAGTTCACCTAGTATATCTGATCAAATTGCTAGTGCTACTGCACAGAATAATCAAATATTATCTATGAGTTCTGATGTAGGAAATGTGAATGTTAATATAACTCCCATGAATACTGTAGATGGTAGTGCAGAGGTTATAATGGCAGATGTGCAAGTGCAAAATGTACAAGGTGAAATTGATACAGCGTTGAGTGGTGTTATGACACAATCAGAAGCAGATCAGATAGCAGATCAAATAATTGCACAAAATATTCAAGCTCAACAAGAAGAAATGCAAGAAGAACAACAAGCAACAGGTGAATATGGTGATGAATCAGGATTGGTTGCTTTGATAGGGTATGTACCACAATTTAATAGTTATACAGAATATATTATACCTGATGCTAATAGTTGGTATGCTTCTCAAGATATATATACCTCTGCTAAAATAAATGACAATATAAATGCTTTTTATAATTATGCGAGTCAAAATATAAATAACTTACAAAGCATGATTGATAATCAGCCTAAAATTTGGAGATAAACATGGATTGGTTTCAAAGTAAAACAGGACAAATTATAGCTTTAGTATCCATAGTAGGCACATTAGCTGGGTTTGGTTATACAGGTGCGACATATGTAAATAGATTAGAAAACCTTGAAGCTAAGATTGGTGGAGTTGATGAGGCTGAAGATGAAATGAAAATTATTGAGGAACGCTTTGCTTCTATAGAAACATCTGTTCAGTTTTTGGAAAAAGAAATAGACAATATTGAAGTGCCTGATGTAACTGAAATAAAAACAGATATAGCTACTATTAAGGCTGATTTACAAAGTTTGGATAAACAAGTAGATGAAATCAAAGACGACAATAAAAATCCATTAGCAGGGTGAGTAAAGTTCTTTTAGGTGTTGTAGGTGTTCTTTTATTAGGTCTGTATTATTTTTATAGTCAAAATCAAATACTTGTTGCAAATAATTCAGAACTAAAAAATGCAGTATCAACTCAGGAAGAAACTATAAAATCTTTACAAAAAGATTTTGAATTACAAACAAAACAACTACAAGATTTAACAGTTAAAAGCCAAGTAGCACAAAGAGAGCTTAATAGATACACACAGTTTATACAAAATTATGAACTAGCATCAAAAATATTAACTGATCCTAAAGAGATGGAAAGGAAGATAAATAATGGTACAAAACATATCATGGAAGACATTGAACAGATTAGCATTACTGTTGATGATCTCGATAATGGTTTGCAGTTGCAGTCTAATACCAACTAGCCCAATACAAATAAGTTCAAAGTCTATAAATAGAACTATAGTTCAACCTATAATGCCTAGAGAAATAGATTTAAAACAACCTGAATGGATAGCTATAACTCCTGAAAATTTAGAAGAACAACTAGCTAGAATAGAAAAACAAGAGGGTGAATTAGTATTTTTAGCTATGACAATTCCTGACTATGAGATCATGGCATACAATATGCAAGAAATTAAAAGATACATAACTGAGTTAAAAGATGTAGTTGTTTATTATAGAAAGGTTACTGTGGAGAATAATTAAATGAATATATCAAATGAAGGCATATCTTTAATTAAAAAATTTGAGGGTTGTGAATTAGAATCTTATCAAGATAGTGTTGGCGTTTGGACTATTGGTTATGGTCATACTAAAAATATAAAAGAAGGTATGACAATATCCAAAGAACAGGCAGACAATATGTTATTAAATGAACTTGATGAATATTGTGAATATGTTGAAAAGGCAGTAGATGTTACTTTAAAACAATGTGAGTTTGATGCACTTGTAGCATGGACTTACAATTTAGGACCAACTAATTTAAATAAAAGTACTATGTTAAAAAAATTAAATAATAAAGAATATCAAGATGTTCCACATGAAATAAAAAGATGGAATAAAGCTGGTGGCAAAGTTTTACAGGGTTTGGTTAGAAGAAGAGAAGCAGAATCACTTTTGTTTCAAGGTAAAGACTGGACAGAAATATAATGCCATTTTCTAAATTTATATTCAGACCCGGAATAAATAAAGAGGGAACAAACTACTCTAATGAGGGTGGTTGGTTTGATGCAGATAAAGTTAGATTTAGAAAAGGTAGACCTGAAAGAATAGGTGGTTGGGAGAAAAATACCAGCAATTCTTTTATAGGAACTTGTAGGAAGATACATACTTACAAAGATGCAGAACAATCTCAGTATAATATTTTAGGTACACATCAAAAGTTATATGCTCAAGAAGGTACTACATTTAATGATATAACTCCTATAAGACTTACAACTGGTGCAGGTGATGCAACTTTTTCTGCATCAAATGGTGATGCTACTATTACTGTAACTGAAAGTAGTCATGGTGCTGTAAAAGGTGATTTTGTTACATTTAGTAGTGCAGCTAGTTTAGGTGGCAACATTACTTCAACAGTATTAAATCAAGAGTATCAAATAGATACTGTTGTAAATGCAAATTCTTTTACGATAGAAGCAAAAGATACTAGCGGTAGTGAGGTATTAGCTAACTCTAGTGATACAGGTAATGGTGGTTCAAGTACAGTAGCTGTATATCAAATAAATACAGGACTAGATTTTTATGTTCCATATAGTGGATTTGGCTCAGGTTCTTGGGGAGATGGGAACTGGGGCGAATCACCAGCGTTATCACTTACTAATAATTTAAGACTGTGGAGTATAGATAATTTTGGTGATGATACAATAGCAGCACCAAGATATGGCACTATATACTATTGGGACGAATCCTCAGGTACATCAACGAGAGCAGTAACGGCAAGTAGCAGAGCGGGTGCGAGTAATGTGCCAACTGCTGTATTTCAGATTATGATGTCAGATATAGATCGTCATGTTATAGCTTTTGGTTGCAATCCTATAGGTTCATCAAATATTGATCCTTTACTAGTCAGATTTTCTGATGCAGAAAGTGCAGTAGATTGGACACCAACAGCGACTAACTCAGCAGGTGGTGTGCAACTTTCTACTGGTAGTACGATTATAGGTGCATTAAGAACTAGACAAGAAATATTAATATGGACAGATGTTGGCATAGTATCTATGAGATTTGTTGGTGCACCATTTATATTTTCGTTTAATGAAGTAGCAACAGGTATGTCTATGATATCTCCTAATGCTGCAACTACTGTAGGTAATGTAGTTTACTTTATGGATAATGGTGCATTTTATCAATATGGTGGTAGTGCTAAAAGATTACCATGTTCTGTTTTAGATCATATATTTAGTGATTTTAATTATACTCAAGCTTACAAGGTATTTTCTGCTGCAATACCTACACACAATGAAGTAATTTGGTTTTATCCTAGTAGTTCTTCTCAAGAAATAAATCGTTATGTAATTTATAATTATTTAGAAGAATCTTGGAGTATAGGCACAACTGATGATGGATTTACAAGAACTGCTTGGAATCCAGCTTATATATTAAACTATCCAATAGCAGCAGGTAAGTTAGATGATACAAATATAAATTATTTGTATAACCATGAGTTTGGACATAGTGCAGATGGTTCAAATTTTACAGCATTTATAGAATCATCAGATTTTGATTTAGACCCTGATGGCGAAAAGTTTATGTTTATATCTAAACTGATACCTGATTTAGAATATAGAGGCTCTACAGATACAGCTAACACAGTAAACTTTGTTATAAAAGGTAGAAATTTTCCATTAGAAAGTTTATCTACTTTGCAAACTGTAGCAGTAACACCTAACTCTACATTTACTAATACTAGGGCAAGGACAAGACAAAGTGCAATAAGAATAGAAAATACTGCTGATAATTTTGGTTGGCGATTAGGTGATTTAAGATTAGAGCTTCGACAAGATGGTAAAAGATAATGGCAGAAAAATCTAATATACCTTTACCAATAGCTACTCAAGACTATGATGAAAGTAATGAAGCAGTAACTAGAAGAACAATAGAACAAACATTTCAGGATATAAATGCAGAAATAGGAACATTAAAAGGTATGCAACAGTCAGTTGTTAGTAAAGCTATACGCAGACATCAATTTTTATTAATGGGTGTAAAACATGGCTGATAGTTTAAAAGTATTAGGTCAGCTTGATCCAGCAGCAACTACAACTACTGTTTTATATACTGTGCCTGATAAAACACAAACAACCATTAGCTCTATTGTTGTAGCTAATAGAACAGGTTCTGCCATCACTTTTAGACTTAGTGTTCATGTAGGAGGTGCTGGTGCAGACGATAAACAATTTTTATTTTATGACAAATCAGTTTCAGCTAATGATTCTTTAACTATTGTTATAGGTATAACTTTAGATCAAACTGATGTTTTAAAAGTTTATACTAGTGCAGTAGATATGAGTTTTAATGTATTTGGTTGTGAAACTACAGAGGAAAGATAAATGAAAGACCTTAAAAATCAAGCAAATCAAGTAGCAAACGCTGGTCGTTATGGCGATAGTATGTTAGTACACATGAACCCTATAGAGGTGCAGAGTCTAGCTAATACTATGCCAATGACTGTAAATCCACAAACAGGACAGCCTGAAATGTTTTTGCCTTTCTTAGCACCTATACTAGGTAGTGTTGCAGGTACATCTTTACTTGGTGGTTTATCCGGTATATCTCCTGCATTAGCAGGTGCTATAGGATCAGGAGTAACAACAGCTATAGCAGAAGGTGATTTGAAACAAGGTATTTTAGCTGGTATAAGTGGTTTTGGAATCGGTGATGTTTTAGGCAAAGTTGGTTCAGGTGCAGCTCAACAAGCAGAGAAAGCTCTAGCAGAATCACTAAAACAACAAGCATCATCTAATGTGGCGAGTGCAACTGCAATAGCAGAAGAGGCAGCTAGAAAAGCTACACAAGATAAATTACTTGATTTTAAAAATTTAACAGCCGGAGAAAGATTAGGTCAAATAGGACAAAATATTTTTAGTGGAGAAACATTACAACAATTATCAAAACCAACATCTTATTTGCCCATAGCTTTAGGAGAAGGACAAAGAGGTGTTATACAAGCACAAGAGGAGTTTCAAGAAGATATGAGAAGATTGCGAGAAGATGAAGAAGAAAGAATAAGAAAATTGTATGAAAATAATCCTGAACAAATACCTTTTGGTAGTCCATTTTTTGGTATGTATGGTGGTGGTTTAACTGCACTTTCACAAGGCGGTGATTTAGAAGAGGCTTTGCGTATGCCCCCAGCACCTACTAGAAATATACCTATGCCACAACCTGCACCTGTTTTAGATAATAGTTTTGAATCAGCACTTGCAGGTAATTTAGATTTTTTATATATGGAGCCCCCAATGAATAGATTGGAACCATTTATACCAGCTAGTGAAGTTATGGCACAAAATGTTTCAGGTGAGATGCAGGGTACAGGTCAATTTATTCCCCCATCTAATTATCAACCCGGTATTGATCCTGAATTTAATTACTTTCCTTTTAGCAATAGACCAGCTACAGATATACAAAATAATACAGGTGGACTAGGAATTGGTTCTTTTGTTAGAAGTGTTTATCCTGATATGCGAGACATTGATGTAACAGAATTAGATATTTACGATCCAGCTATGGCTTCAAGATATAGAAGAGCAGGAACTTTAGATCAATATATAAATTTATTACAAGAACAAGAAATGGATAATATAAATAAATTTATTGCAGATTTAGAAGGTAGTGATAGAAATGAAATGTCTAAAGGTAAAAGCATAGATGATTTAACTAGAGGTGCATTAATTCATGAATTACAAGAAGGTAAAGAAATACCTGATGATAATAAAGGTTTACAAGCTTTAGCAAAAGAAGCACCTGATGTTGTGAGAAAAATGGGTTTTGATTTTCAAATGGGTGGTATGACTGTTGCACCTGAAGATTTAGATATGGTGCAAAAAGCAATACTAGGTCAGATACCTAATAATACAGAAGTAATTTCTATGTTTATAGATAAATATGGTAACGATATATTTATGCAAATAAGAGAACAAGTTCTTAATCCTATGGGTTCTATGCAAACACAAGGCATGATTGAAGGCATGGGTGGTGGTATGGACGATCAAGTTATGGGAATGATTGGCACACAACAACCTGTAGCTGTATCACCCGGAGAGTATATTATCCCTGCTGATGTAGTCTCAGGATTAGGTGATGGTTCATCTGATGCTGGTTCAAAAGAGTTAGATATGATGTTAGATAGAGTGAGACAAGAAAGAACTAATACTACTAAACAACCTGATGAACTTAACAAAAATAAGGTATTACCAGCATGAGTAAAATTGTAGAAGCAGTAAAAATAAAAGAAGATATTAATAAGGTTAACTACAAGCCTAAACAAGATTATATTGTTACATTAGTACCCGGAAATTATGTTCATACTTTATGGAATGATGTCATACCTTTTCTTGAAAAAGCAGTAGAAAGATCAAATGGCAGGTGGAGTTTAGATTCTTTAAAAGTAGCTTGTGTACAACAAAGACAAGAGCTATGGGTTATATTTAAAGAGGACAATAATGAAATAGTTGGTGTAGCTACAACAGAATTTGTTTACTATCCTGAAAGCAAAAGATTAGCTATACAATATTTAGGTGGTAAAGGTTTGGAAGACTGGGCTTGGAGTTTTTTAAAGAAAGCAGAAGCTTGGGCTACAGATAATAAATGTGGTGGTATTGAATGTACTGCTCGTTTTGGTTTTTGGAAATGGTTAGGTAAGTCGGGTTGGGATAAGGCTTACACAGTATTTGAAAAGAGGTTTAATTATGAGTAAAGGTGGTGGTGGCGGTGGTTCTCCCGCAGTTCAAGAGTCAGTAGTAACTCAAACTAACTTACCTGAATATGCAGAGCCATATTTTACTAGACTGTTACAAAGAGCAGAGGCTGAATCTTTACAGCCATATAGGACTTATACTGGACAAAGATTAGCACCCTTAAGTAGTGCAGCACAAAGAGTATTAGGCAGACAAACTGCATTGGGTTTATCAGCAGGTCCTAGAGAAGGCATGGAAGCATCTCAGATAGCAAGAAATGTAGCTCAACAACCTGTAACTGCTGGTGCACAAATATCTCAATTTGCACCTGATAGAATATCTTCTCAGTATCAAGCACCTCAGTTTAGTACAGATTATGGTGTAGAAAGATTTCAGGGTTTTATTCCAGCAGAAAGATTTGATGCACAAACTTTTGATACAGGTATTGCACAAATGTATATGAATCCTTTTCAAAGGTTAGTTACAGATATAGAAAAAAGAGAGGCAACAAGAGCATCAGATATAGCAGGAGAGCAGATTGAATCAAGAGCAGCACAAACAGGCGGTTTAGGTGGCTATAGAGAAGCTATATTACAGGCTGAAAGGCAAAGAAATTTAGGACAACAACTAGCTGATATTGAAGCTAGAGGTCAAAGAGATGCTTTTACACAGGCTCAACAACAGTTTGAGAGAGATAGAGCTGCAAGATTTGGTGCAGCTAGATTTGGTGAAGAACAAAGAAGAGCTATGGAACAAATGGGTTTAAGTGCGGATCAGTTTGCTGAACAGCAAAGAAGACAAGCAGCACAGTTTGGTTTAACAACTCAACAATTAACAGATGCCTCTAGGCAGTTTCAAGACAGGCAAAGACAAGCTGCACTACAAGCAGACATAGATGCACAAATTAGAGCAAGACAACTAGGTTTAGCTGGTTTAGAAGCTGATCGTTTGGCAAGACAACAGCAATTATCTGCTGCTCAACTATTAGCAAAACAAGCACCAATGCAACAACAATTAGCTTTTGATAGATTGAGAGCAGCACAAGAAGCACAAGAAACAGCAAGGAACTTTAGACAAGCTGGGCTAGATATGGGATATCAAGACTTTTTAAATCAAGTAGCTTTCCCTAGACAGCAATTAGGATTTTTTAGTCAAATATTACAAGGCTTACCTGTAACTCCGGGTACTCAAGTTTCACAATATCAACCGACTCCTACAACAACACAGCAGTTATTAGGTTTAGGTTTAGGTGGTCTTGGCTTATATCAAGCCTTAGGCGGAAGAAGATAAATATTAACGAGTTAATAGATGAATATAATACAAATAGAAGATAATTTAAAATCAATACCTGATCAAAGATTACAAGATGAAATGGTAACTCCTAGTGGTATGTTTCCGCAATATCTTGTTATGTCTGAAATAAACAGAAGAAGTAAAATGCGAGAAGATTATCAAGGTCGTATGGCAGCAAACGAAAAAACACCGCCTAGACCCTCTATAAGAGAAGAAATGATAATGTCTATGCAACCAGTTTCTAGGGGTGGGATAGAGGACATGACACCTCTAAATTCAATATCACAAGAATCTTCTATCTCACCTATCTCTCAACAACCTGTAAGAATGAGTGAAGGTAGAACTGTTGATCCTTTTTCACTTTATGGATTTGAGTACAGAGAAGATGATCCTGAAACGGAAGAAAATGAAGCTGGATATTTTAGAGAACAAAGTGATGCAGAAAAAGCACTTAATGAGTATTATAAAAATAGACTTGAATTATTACCTCAAAAACTAGAGGATCAAAAAAAATTACAAGGTGGTTTAAATTTATTACAAGCAGGTATAGCAGTAGGAACTTCAGCAACACCACAACAAATAGGAACTAACTTAAATAAACTTATAGATAGAATTAGTGCTACAGACATACAACTTAAAAAACAAGAGGATAATATAGCAAAAGAACAGGTTGATAATTTAGTGCAAAAAGAAAAGTTTGATTCAGAGAGAAGAGCAGATTTAATAAAAGCTCAAGAATTAAAAATATCTCAAGAAAAAGAAAAAGCAGCAGCAGAATACATGAAGAAGCTTGGAGATAGAACAAGTGATGTAGGTAAGGTAGCTGATGAAATATTATCAGGTAAGTTTGGACCACCAGAACTTTTTGATATTTATACTGAAGGTAAATTAAATCCAAAAACTAGATTAATAGAAGGACAAGAAATTGATCCTAAAAAGTTATTAGACTTAGCATTTTCACGGATACCTAGTGTTGGTGCTGCTACTATAAGAGGAGATGTAAGTTTACAAGAACAATTAGTTAATTCTGTAAATGAAGTCATGGCGAGAACCAGTACTTTATTAGAAATACAAGGTTTAATAGAACAAGGATTATCTCCTGAAGTAGCACGAAATCAAATTTATAATAGAGTGTTAAAAAAGCAGGAAAGACTTTTAGGAATAGATACAAAACAAAAAGGCGGTATTATTGCTAATTCAGTTAAAGACTTTAATGATGTTATAGAGAATATAAGTGGTTAAAACTAGATATTTTGAAGCTAGTGATGGATCAATACAACCATTACCCGATAATATAAATCAATTATTTGATACTGATTTCAATGAATTTGAAAGATTAGAAAAAGAATATATAGCTGCTTACAATCAACCTAAGCCTGAAGCATCTCCAAAAGAAACAGACTTTATAGATGATGAAGATATAGAAAATAAAAAACTTAATTCTTTAAATCCTTTTGATCCTTATGGAATGTTAGGAAAAGATTTGCCTGAACCACCTAAAGAACAAAGCACTATAGGAGAACAAATTAGGGGTGGGTTTAGTAAATTAAATGTTGAAATACCTGCTTTAAAGGAAATTCAAAGAATAGCACCTGATTTAGTCGAAGCTAAAAAAGAAATAAATGAGCTAGGAAATAAAAAAAATTTAACGACAGAAGATAAAGATAGAATTGAATTTTTAAGAAAAAGATTAGAGGGTGAAGATAAAACTCCTGAAGAAATTTTACAAGATGTAACAAGAGAAACTAGATTTAGTACAAGAGACCCTTCATATAATTTTATTAGAAAACAAGTAGAAGATAGACAAGGTTTAGAAAAAACTTTGCAAGATAATATAGATTTAGTAGAAAGAAGTAGAAATTTTCAAAATCAAATTGTATATTCAGATTCTTTTAATCAACTAGCACAAGCAGAAAATGCTAATGAAGCTTTTGATATATTCTTATCTGATCCTTTAAATTTAATAGGTCAAGTTACTGCAACAAGTTTAGCACCTATGTCTAAAAGTTTAGCTGCCGGTGTAACAGCTACTATATTTGCAGGTCCTATAGCTGGTGCATTAGCAACAGGTGTAACATCAGGCTCAACTGATGCAGCATATTCATTTCAAGAATTTATGCAGAAAGCTGGTATGGACCCAAACGATCCACAATCTGTTGCTACATATATGGGTGATGAAAAACTGGTAGCAGAAGCTAAAAAATATGCAAGAACAAGAGGTGCTATTATAGGTGCTTTTGATGGTTTGTCTTTTGGTTTTGCAACAAAACTATTAGCACCTAAAGCTATAAGCAATATATACGCTAGACAAGCCATGAACTCTCTAGTATTTCAACCTTTAGTTCAAGGTGGGCTAGGTGGTGGGGGTGAATACTTTGCACAATTAGCAACTAAAGAAGCTGGTGAAGAAATAAGAGTTGGCGATGTTGCTATGGAAATTATAGGTGAATTTGGTTTTGCACCTGTTGAAGCAGCATTTGGTCAAATATCTGCAAACAGAAAATACAATCAACAGGCGAAAAATGAAGCTGCTGAAGAATCAAGTAGGCTATATGAAAATTTTTATAATAGTTTAGTAAAAGCAGCAAAATTAGGTGCAGATAAAAATGATGCACAAAAATTATTAAATTTAGTAAACGCAAAAACTAAATTTAATATAGATAATGGACAAGATTTAATACAAGCAAGAGCAAATGCAGTACAAGATGTAAATAAAACAGTTCCTGAATTAGTAGAAGCATTAAATATATTTAGTGATTTTACAAACGCTGGTCAGAATCCTGATCAGTTCCCAACAAAAATATCAACGCCCACTACAACAGTACCTAATGTATTTTTAAGAAAAATAAATGAAGATGGTACAGCAACAATAATAGATACTTCAGGCAATCCTTTAGTTAATCCTAACACTCAAGAAACTTATACATTCAGTAATGAAACAAAAGCTAATAAAGTTTTGGCAGCTTTAAATTTATTATCACAAACTCAATATGGTGCAGAGCAAAATATTGATTATATGAAAATGCAAAACTTAGATTTCAATAATGACTTTATATTTAATTTAGGTTCTGCTGTTGCAAACCCTTTTTATGATGGTATTACTATTACTCAACTACGAGAGTTAGGTGTTAATGAAAGTGTAATAAAAAATTTAAAAGATGCTACAGGTAATACAATACAAATACCAATAAGTGTATTAAAGGATAATGTATCAAAAAAACAATTTGATATGATTATGACCGCAAGAAGTGAAAGCGGTATATTAAATGAAACAGAATCTCCTAAGACTATATCATTAGCAAAATTTAAAAAATTATTTGCAGATAAAAATGTAGAGTTTGATGTTGAGAGCGATGCTTTTAAAAGATTAGCCATACAATTTACTGGCGAGTCTGATATTAATAATATGAGTATTGCACAAAAAAAATTACTTTACTCAGTAATAAATCGTTTACCAGCATCAACAGAATTAATTTCGTTACCTGATTTTTCTAACAGATCATATTCGATAGAAGATTATAACAAAGCTTTAAAATCTATCATTGATACTAATAAACCTACTTTAAAAGTTATAAAAGAATCTACAGGTTTAAATACAAATGAAGCAAAAAGATTAAGACAAGATTTAATAACTGCTGGATATGTAAA